CTACAGCCTTGGCTTTGAGTACATCAGCGACACCAGCGCCCATACCGGTAGGTTCTGGCAGCTGTATGCCGTAGCTGATGCGGTGATCGCCTCGGCGGTGATCGCCAACCAGACCGGCAATACGTTCACATCAGTGCCGCTCAATGCTGGCGACAGCATCATGGGCGTCTTCACCAGTGTCACACTCGCCAGCGGCAAGGTCGTTGCTTACAAGGTATGAGCGCATACTCAGCCGTATGGGGCGTTGACTACGCCAAAGGCGGAACCTTCATTTCTGACACCGATCCGCATACTGGCCGCTGGTGCGCGATCCACTTCACCAGCAATACGCAGGTGCAGGCGATCACCGCCGTCAACTACGACGGCAACACCCTGGCAGGGCAAACCTTCAACGCCCATACCACGCTGTATGGCGTCTTCACCAGCATTGAGCTACAGAACGGCCACTGCGTCGCCTATCGACTATGACTCTTGCAACCTCGCTACGGTCTACTGCCAGCAAGTTGATGGCGAAGTTCGGCGGATCAGTGACGATCCGTCGCATCACGCTTGGCACCTATAACGCCACCACCGGCATGATGTCAGAAACTGCAAGCGACACCACGATCCGCGGCACGTTGCAGGACGTCAACAGGCGTGAGGTTAATGAGCTGGTGCAGGCCAGCGACAAGCGGCTGATCATCGCCGCCGCTGATCTGGTCATCACGCCAACAACTGCCGACAAGGTGCTGATCAATGCCGTGACGCATCAGGTCATCAAGGTCACCACCATCGAGCAAGACAACCAGCCGATCACCTACGAGCTGATCTTGAGGGCCTGATCATGGCGCGTCGCATCAACCTATCGCAGATCGGTAACTTCTCGCAGGACAAGTACGAACAGCTGCTGCGCGAGGTGGTGCTACTGACTGACAGAAGGCTGAAGGACGGCAGCCCAGTCGATACGGGACGGCTGCGCATGAGTTGGTCAATCGGCGAGAACAGCACACCCGGCTACGACCCAGGCCCGCAAAATGGCGTAGCGGGCATCACACCACCGCGCCGGCTGAACTACGGCACCGAGCGCGCCGGCAATGTCTACCACATCCACAACAGCCTGCCGTATGCAGAGCCGGTGCTGTATGGCACCAACCTGCCGCCGTCGTGGGGTGGAGTCTGGCGATCCGTCAGTCATTCCATGCTTGACGGCAAGCCCGTTACTGGCCCGCCGCCTCAAATCGAGGTGGGATATCCCGACCTGATCGCCCGTGAGATGGCTGACTGGGCTCGGCAGGCAGCTGATCGCATCGGGAGGACCGACTGATGGCAGCATTGGACCTCAACAGCATCCGCGCCATCGTCGAAGGTCGACTAGCCACTGAGCTGGCAGCAGCGCCGGTCATTCCGGTGGTGTTTCATAACCAGCCCTACAACCCAACGCCAAACAGCAGCTGGGCGCAATGCTTGATCAGCTTCGGCGTTAACAACTACCTGACGATGGGCGGCACCACCGGCAGCAACAATAGCGCCATCGGCATTGTCGTCATCAATATCTTCACCCCGCAAGGTGCAGGACCTGGCGCCAACCTTGTGATCGGCAAGCGTGTGCGGGATCTCTACAATAGGGTCATCGTATCGGGGGTCCACTTCGATCCGCCAACCGGCCCAGAGGTGGTGGCTGCGCCGTCTCCTGAAGGGTACTTTCAGTCACAGGTCAGGATGACCTTCCAAACCTTCGAGGATCTCTAACCATGGCCTTCTATCGCGGCGAACAGGGCTCCGTCAAGTTTGACGATGCCGGCTCTGCCAACACCACCATCGCCTCCACCCGCTCGTGGTCAATGACCATCGAAAAGGACGTGCTTGAAACCACAGCACTGGGCGCGACATACAAGTCAAACATCGGTGGATTGATCGGTGGATCTGGCACCGTCGAGGTGCTTTATACCGCCTCCAGTGCTGATGAAACCAATGCCTTCATTGAGGCTGCCAACACCGCCACCGATCAAGCGGTAGCGACGTTTGAGCTGTTCCTTGATACCACCGGCACCAAGAAGATCAGCTTCGCAGGCCTGATCACCAGCGCCGAGTATGGCGCCACCGTGGGTGAGATCGAAACCATCACCTGCAATTTCACGACCACCGGCACCATCACCACCTCGATCTGATCATGGCTTTCTATCGCGGGCAACAAGGCACGGTCTTCTTCGACAAGGACAGCGGCGCCGGTCTTTCCGAGATCGCTGCAGTCCGGTCATGGTCGATGACCGTTGAGAAGGATGTCCTTGAGACCACCGCTCAAGGCGCCACCTACAAGGCCAATGTCGGCGGCCTGCTGGCTGGTACCGGCACCATGGAGGTGATGTATGACGCCCCAGGGTCTGGCGACAAGCTGGACATGCTGAAGGATGTCAACACCGCCACCGATGAAGGTAATGCAGCCATTGAGCTGTATCTTGACGAAACCGGCGGCAAGAAGATCACCGGCACCATCGTGATCAACTCGGCTGAATACGGTGCTACGGTTGGTGAGCTTCAAGTGGTGACGATCAACTTCACCACAACCGGAACGATCACGCTCGACATCTGATGCCTGCTGCAACACCACGCACCGTTGACCTGCTCACCGGTGCTTTTGATCTCACCGCTCGCCGGCGGTTTGATGTGAAGAAAGACGATGGCACGGTGGTGATGTCGTTGTACTTCACGCCGATCACCCGCGCTGATCGCAAGCGTGCCAGCGGTCTTGCCGGCACCGATGAGGCGCTTGACATCAGCACCCAGATGCTGTGCCAAAAGGCTGAACTTGAGGACGGCTCGAAGGCCTTTGCGCCGGCTGATGCGGTGAAGCTGCAACGTGAGCTGCCTGAAGCGGTGCTCAACGACCTTGAGCTGTTCCTGTTTGGCCTCGGGCAGACCGAGACACTGGAGACCGCAAAAAACGACTAGAGGCCGACAGCTGGCTGTACTTTGAGTTCTTCCTGGCGACAGAACTAGGCAAGACCGTCAGCCAGCTGCGGCAAGAATTAACGGATGATGAGTTCATCCATTTTGCGGCGTACTACGAGATCAAAGGCAAACGTGAGCAGCAGGCGATTGATAAAGCCAAGCGCCGGTAGACTGCTGCTATAGGGAGGTGCTGCGGTGGCTGTTGCTGTTGTTGACATTCAGGTCAATGCTGGCGGTGCATCGCAGCAGCTACGCAACCTGAATCAGCAATCGCAGCAGCTGCAAACTGCTGTCAATGGCGCCACTACTGCTGTAACGAGGCAAGGCCGAGAACTTCAGACCGCCGCCAACGGGATGAAGTATTTCACCGATGCCGCAGGTCGCGCACGGGCAGAGAATGGTCGGCTCCTTACGACAGCAGAACGAGCTGCAGCAGGTATCCGCAATCAAGGACAGGTCGCAGAACGTGCGGGTATACAGCTGGATGGATTCACGCAGCGCATCGCCGGAATCGGTCTTGCATTAGCCGGCGGCTTTGCTGTTGATCGCGTCATTCGTGATGCCACCGAACTCGACCGCAACATCCGCCGGCTTGGCACGGTCGGCATGGATATTGAGAAGATCAACCCGGCATTATCAAAGCTGAGTGATCAGCTCGGTGGTGTTGCAAACAAGGCTGATCTTGCGGCGGCATCGTATCAAGCGGCATCAGCAGGTTTCGCTGATACGGCAGGCAACATCCAGATTCTTGATGCTGCAACCCGAGCAGCGGTCGGTGGTCTTGCAGATACGCAAGCCGTGACGGAGGTGCTGGTCAAGACACTCAATGCCTACGGCATGTCAGGCACCAGAGCGTTTGAGGTGACCGACAGCATCTCGAAAGCCGTTGAACTCGGCAACCAAGAATGGAGTGACTACACATCCCTCCTAGGTCGTGTGGTGTCAACCACGTCATTGGCTGGCGTGAGCATCAACGAGATGAATGCGTTCATCGCGTCGGCTACCAAGAATGGCGCCACGGCTGAAGTTGCCTTCACCGGTCTCGGCGCAGTGCTCAATACCCTGCTGCAACCGACCAAGGAGAGCCAGGATGCCGCCAAGAAGCTCGGCATCGCCTGGAACTACGGCGGCCTCCAAGCCAAGGGCTTTACGGGCCTCATGGCGCAGCTTGCGGTGGCGATGCAGAAGGACAAGGAGACCACTGCACGGCTGCTGGGTTCGCAGGAGGCGATGCGTGGTGCATTCGCCGCTAATGCCAAAGGCGGCAAGGACTTCGTGATGGTGCTTGAGCAGCTCAGCGGTGCAGCAGGCAAGACCGATGCTGACTTCCAAACGATGAAGGGCAGCCTTGAAAACACAATCAAGGCGCTTGATACATCATTCATCAACTTGAGCGAAGCACTAGCCAAGGCATTCGGCCCGACGGTTGTCATCACGATTCAAGACATCACCAAGAGCGTTAATGGTTTCGCCAATGTGATGAGCTCCATCCCGCAACCGGTGATGAATGCCACGGGTGAAGTGATCAA